AAGTCATTAGTAAATGCATCACAATCTGTAGTAAGTTTTACTAATCTATCAATCATTGGAGCTCCAATTGCATTCTTTTCTGCATGAGTCAAACAATAGTTTACAATTCTAGTTGCAATTACACTTGATATATCTGCTCTAAATTCATCTCCAGAACCAACAGCATTTGTTAAAGCACCAACTACATAAGCTTCATTTGCATTTGTAACTGCATCTTTTGGAGATATAATTTTATCAAGCTTGTTATTGATAAACATAGTGAACATACTTGAGAATTCTGGTCCAACTGAACCTTCACCAATCATTTGAATTAATGGTAACTCATCTTCAAACTTTTGAATAGAACTAATTGAGTTAAAGAAAGTAGTAATACTTCTTGGATTAACTTTTTGAGTTACTAATTCTGGATTCATCAATAAGAAATTTATACATCTACCATCAATGTTTACTGCTTCTGCCCATCTTGCCCATACATTTACATCAAACTTAACCTCAACTGAGACAAATCTAGTTTTTTGTGCAACATCTAAAGAAGTTACATTATAATCACCATTGTCTGGATTAGAAGTTAAGATTACATGCCAGTTTTTTGGAAGACTCCAAGAAATATATTCTTGACGGTCAATTAATTCCATTGTTGCTTGCATAAAGCGGTGCATTATGTTATCTCATAGGCTCTTTATCCTATAATTCTGTAGTTTCTTTTAGATTATATCTACAGTTCAGACTATATCATCACATATTTCTATGTGTTCTGCGCTCTTGGTATTTTACTGCCTGTTCTAGGCTCCATATACTAGTCGTTGCACCTTCCTTATATCCCTATAAGGCTTGGCTCAGGATTGTCCATCTCTGGAGGTTCCCTGCAAATGATTATACTAAAAGTTTCAATTCTTTTAATTTAGATACTAACTGAAGATCTTCTTCAGTGTTAATATATCTTTTTACTTGACAACTTTTTTCTAAATAGTTAAATATAGCAATTGCTTCATTTTTTTTAACTATTAGATAAGGTGTTACCAATTTTAAAAATTGAAACATGGCTTGTTTAGTATCAATATCTACTAAATAAGATTGTCTATGATGTTCTTTTTGTTTGTTTTTTCTTTTACTTTTTCTATGTTTAATATCATATAAAGTAAAAATTTCACAAACTTTATCTATCATCTTTTCTGATGATGCATCAATTGTAAATCTTAATATAATAGTACTTTTAGATTGTCCAGCATGTCTTCCATAAAAACAACCTTCTCCATCTATAATACCTACTAACCATCCTAATGTTATATCCCTGTGCTCCATGGAACAAATATACAACATTATTTAATATAATCAAATGTTTAATTCACAGAATTTATTGCGGACCAGCCACTTTATGCTTTTTTCCATCTATAACCACCAGCAGTTAAATCTTTAGATATTGCTCTATTTATATTAGAGATATTAAGTTTTTTACTTGCTTCAGTTAATGACTTCCATTTTTTGATAAAAATATTATCATTAGTATATTGTAATACAGGTTCTAACTTATATTGTTTAGTTTTTAAAAGCACATAAGGAGCTTTATGAAAAGACCAAACAAATCCACCAGCAGAAGTTTGTTGAAATTTACATACTGCTTTTATACTATTAATACTTTTAGCATTAATACTTTTAGCAGCAGCTGTAAAAGACTCAAAACTTTCTAAATATTCACCTTTATCAAGTGAATACTTATGTACTGCTTTAAGATTATGAGGTTTTAAACCATTTGCATAAGCTTGTTTTTTAGCATCACTTAATCTTTTTTTATACACATTATCTCTAACTAATGTTTGAGGATTTAATATGTGATTTATATAAGGATTAGTTTCTGTTATATAATAAGCTTCCCTTTCAATTAATACATCAATAGAACATTCTTCTACAATTTCAAAGTATATATTTTCAATACCATACTTGTTATGTAAATTTTGCATTGTTCTATTATGATGTTTTTGATTGTTAAGAGACCACAAATGGTGTTTTAACCTATGACCGATATTACAAGAGCTACCAATGTACTCTTTATCATTAATTTTAATTTTATAGATTCCTATACACTTTAATGCTGTTGTAAGTGTTTGTGTGTTTAAATTTTCCATATCATAAAGATATGCAAATTATTCACACTAACTCTATTAAACTGCATATTTTATTAATCCGCACGTGTATAATCATCTAAGATAAGAAATCCACCTTCTGTTTGACCTTGAATCCACTCTGGAGCAGCATGTGACATACGGCTTTGATTAGTTGGTCTATATTTATTCTTGATATAAGTTTCCATTAAAGTTTCTTGTACCCAAGTTACTTTACCATCTTCTCTAATCATTTCAAATTCTTTAAACGGGAAACCAATTAAGTCACCCAACTCTTCTATCTGAGATAGATTTAATTTTACAACTGACATACTAAGTTCATTAGCTAATTGCATTAATGATGAAGTTTTACCAAGACCTGCATCACCTTCTATATTTACTGCAACTGGCACTTTACCTTGTGCTTGAATAAACTGGTTATTATTAACCATGTGCTTTAAATAACCTTTTAATTCATCTACGTTTAATTGTACTTGACTCATTTTTTTTAATTTTTTATAGTTCTAATTTTATAACTTTTCCCGGAAGTCCGGTATTTAATTCTGATTGTTCAGAAATTACCCATAATACGGGTGCTTTTGGTTTAACATCTGCTGTACATTCACCATCAGTAAAATATACTAAACTTGTATATTTCCGTAAATTCTCATTATAATATTCTAAAACAGGATCAAATTCAGTACCACCTCTACCATGGATAGCTATACCACCAAATTTACCATCATATTCTTTTATACTTTGTATTACAACATCACACTGAATTATAGTAATATCTACTCCAGCTTTATAAATATGATGTATTTCATTCATGAACTCTTTTAGTTCTTGTTCACTTACAGATCCAGAGGTATCAATAGCCAATAACATATGTTGCCTCATCTTAATCTTAAGACCCGGATTTGCTGTATATCTTTTATTTTCTTTTCTTCTAATCTTTTTAGTAAATACTCTTGTGCTAACTCCAGTAAATCTACGGATATAACTTTTCCAGTCAAACTTAGGCTTTTCAATCTTATCCATTTCAAGTATATAATCACTCAATTCCCCAGGTATATTACCTCTTTTCTTTTGAGTCATTTCTGTTGCTTGTTTTAACAGAGTATCTACTTGCTTATTAATTAACTTTTGCTCAGCTTCAGATAGATTAGCAAATTCATCCCATGTAGGATGGTCAGATGGATATCCATTTTCAGAGTCCATTTGATCACACAACTTATCAAAGTTTGCATCTCCAGATGTACCATTTTTATCTTTCTCTTCTTTAGCTTCACTAAGTTTATCATAATAATATCTAGTACCTGCTTTAAGATCAAGATTAAGATCTGGATAATTTTCAATCATTATACCACCTTCAGGTAGTAAGTGAGATAGAATATACTGATTAATCTCCATATCCATAGCTGTATTAGCTAGCTTTCTATCAGAATAATTATGATGTTGTGTAAGATGAAAGAAAGCAATATGTAATAGCTCATGTTTAAGTAATCCAAATTTATGGTCATCACTTAGTGTTTCCCAAAAGTCTGGATTAATGGCTAACTGATAGTTAATACCATTTTTACTTACACCAGCTGTAGGAACAACTCTTTTGTTCCATATTTTATTTAACATTATCAATAAAAAACCATAAAATGGTTCAGATAAAATAAGATTTTTACTTATTTTAGCTAGAGAGTCTTCTTTACTCTGCATCTTCTTTAAGTTTTGTAATTATTTCAAATTTGTCAGTAGGGTACCCCCAAGCATCCATAATAGACATCAAGTGTTTATTATGAAAATCTAAAAATAATACCATAACTTCTTTATTAGCTTTATGACTAATTAGTTTATGAAATACTATAGGCATACTTGGTGTACTAATATTTTTTAAATCTGAACTTTCTAACATTTTAATTGACTCAAGATATTTTATCATCTTTGGACAATTTTCTTTCCATTGTTCTGGAGTTACATTTACAAATTTGTATAATACATATATGGCATCTGCAGATTTTTTAATATCAGAATTTTCAATAGCTAAAAAAGCCATATTTCTATTATCTTCTTCTTGTGAATTTAACATCATTCTTAAGTTTATTACTTCTTCTGGTCCTATTATTACTTTTGCCATTAGTCTTCTATTTTAAAAGTTTTAATCATCAATTCTTTTTCAGTTTTAAATAGCTCTACAGCTTTCAAAAATCCAGCTTCATAACCTTCTTTTATATCTATTTGATGATCATAGTCAGCTGTTGTACTAATTCCCATTTCTAATTTTACTTTGGATTCAGCATATTCCATAGCTAATCCCCAATGATTAATATAATCTTCCATCAGTCTTCAATTTTAAGTGTTTTAATCATCCATTCTATGGCACCGGAGTCTCCTCCACCCTAATATATTTTCATTTAGAACGAAAGAATTTACCTAAGATATTTCCATTTAAGAATCCTTCTTTTTCAAGCACTTCATATTTAAATTGATGCTTTACTTCTTGATAAGTCAATTCAGTTGCTGAATAGCATATTACTAGAATTTCCCTTTTAATTTTACATCC